AGGCCAATGCTGGCGCATCTTTTCGGCGTTTTGCTCAATTAACTCTTTGACGTGTGTCAGCATTAACACGCGAGTGTCAGGCCACGATTTGACGGCGTGTTTTACAAACGCCGCGATAATGTGACTCTTGCCTGCGCCAGTCGGCAAGACTAGGCACGGATTGCCTGTTGGATTATTCTCAAACCAGCTTAGCAGTTGGTCAATTGCTCGCTGTTGGTAGGGTCTTAACATTTGGTTTGCTCCATGCAAAATAGCCGCCGGATCAGGGCGGCTTTTTTGCGTTATGTGTTGGGTGGTTACCAAGGACGCTTGGCAGGCGCGGCGGCTTGTTGTGGTTGTGCGGCAGCCTGTTGCGGTTTGGCTGGTGCTGCACCGCTCAGTGGCTTGTACGCCTTGACCTCATTTTGTGCGCCGTATTGCTCGCTTGTACGGATATCGACCTTAGCGATCAGCGTACCACCAATCAGTTGGTCGGTATCTTCGATGGCCGCCAAGCCGATTGCGCGCATTACCGCGCCAAGTTGCTGGCGGCCAATCTCTTCAGCTTTCGCGGACTGGTTGCGGATGTTCAGGTTGCTAAACAGCACGCGGCCTTGATGCGTGGGCGCGATGACGTTTAGCTTCAGTTTGATGTATCGCCCTGTACCATCTTTGGTTGGTGTCAGATCCACCGCCGCAATACTGACAGTGTACTCGCCTGCTGGGATTGGCGCAAAGTCGCCGCCTGTTGATTCGGGCAATTCGTCTGCGCGGATGGTTGTGCCTAAAAATGCCATGATTACACTCCGAGTTTGTTCAGGATTGAGCCCAAGTCAGGCTGTTCTACAGCGTCAACATATCCGCCGCGTTCTTTGGCTTGCCACAAGCCATCGGTTTTAGTTTGCAGATAGCGCGTCACATTGCCCTCCGCGTCTTTTTCGTTGCGCAAGGCAAAAACAAAGTCAAACAAATAGGGCAGTTGCTGACCAAGTTTCTGGCCGACCATTGCTGGCTGGTACAGCAAGCGGCCTGCTTCGTCCTGCGTCTTTTCGCACTTAGCGATAATCAGCAGATGCTTGGGTAAGCCGCTGAATGCGCGGATCATTGCCACGATTGACTCTTGTGTCGCGCCGTATGCCTGACGTGGGTCAATTGGCTTACCGTTTACGGTGCGTACTTTCTCAGTGCTTAGCACGATTTCAGCAATTTCACTTATCGAATCGATAACGACTGACTCGATGTGGGCGGCGTCAGGCGATGACAGAAACACAAATGCTTCGCGCAATTCGTCGATTGTCGTCACTTCGACATAAGGCAAGTCTGCGCCACGCAAAGACAGTAAGCCGCCTTCTGCGCTAATGATAAATGGGCTTGGCAGTGTTGCGGCAAGCGTTGTCTTGCCTGTGCCTGCGTGTCCATATACGCAAAACTTCGCGTACACAGGCGTTTCGGTGGAAGTTCGCTTGATGCGATCAATGAGGCTCAATTTTATTACTCCTTTATCGCGGTCAGTTGTGACGGCGTATTGATAGATTAGACCGTTGTGTGTATATTGTCAACTCAAGTTATCAACTTTTGGAGAAAAAAGTGAAAAAGCAAGACGCGATCAATCATTTTGGCGGCGTAAAACCGCTGGCCGATGCTTTGGGCGTGTGGCCTGCGGCGATTTACAAGTGGGGTGAAAATGTGCCCGAGTTGGTCGCTTATAAGCTGCACGTTATCACAGGCGGCGCACTCAAGTTAGATAGCAAGCAAGGAGCGGCAATCAATGGCTAATATCGTCGATATGCTCGGTCGCGCATTTACGCCGCCAGAAGTCGTGCCACAGCACCAAAAGCCTGCTGAGTTGCAGTTAGCCGAAGCTATTGCAAGCTATGGCATGATCCCGCCGGACGATATCCGCTTAGACGGTTGCATCCATCGGTTTAGCGCGTCAGGCAAAAAGAGTGATGATGCAGGCTGGTATGTTGCATTTAACGACAAAATCCCCGCTGGTCAATTCGGCAATTGGCGCGATGGATCGGCGCATAATTGGCGGGCAGACGTTGGGCGCGATATTACCGCGATAGAGCAGATTGCACATGCGCGACGCATTGCCGAAGCCAAGGCGGCACGGGAACGCGCCCAGGAAGCGCAGAAACAAGCGGCAAGCGATACAGCGGACACGATTTGGGCAAATGCTACGCCAGCGAGCGACGATCACCCGTATTTAGTCAAAAAGGGCATTGCTGCGCACGGCCTGCGCGTAACCGGTGACGGTCGATTGATTGCGCCGATGATGTCGCCGGATGGCGGCGTTGCCAGCTTGCAATTTATTGCAGCCGATGGTGACAAGCGTTTTTTATCCGGCGGCGCAGTCAAAGGCGCGTCATGGGTGGTTGGCGCGTGGCTTGATACCGGCGCTGTGTACGTCGCCGAGGGTGTGGCAACAGCGGCAAGTATTCACGCGGTCACCGGTCAGCCGTGTGTCGTGGCATTTAGTGCAGGCAATTTGCCCGCCGTTGCGTCGTTTTTGCGCGGTATTGCAGGCCAAGCGCGTGAGCTTGTGATAGTAGCGGACAACGACGAAAGCGGTACAGGCGAGCGCGAGGGGCGCAAAGCAGCAGCAGAAATCGGCGCACGGTTTGTTATGCCGCCGATGCTTGGTGATGCTAACGATTATGTGCAAGGTGGCGGGGATCTGGCAGCACTGCTATCGCCGCCGGTTGACGATTGGCTAATTGCGGCGGATGATTTTTGTGCGCAGCCGTCGCCGATTAAATGGCTGATTAAGCATCACCTGCAATCGGATGCGCTGATTATGGTTCACGGTCCGAGCGGCGGCGGTAAAACCTTCACTGTGCTAGATATGTGCCTAAGTATTGCGAGCGGCAAGCCTGAGTGGTGCGGCCACAAAGTCAAACACGGCGCAGTGGTTTATTTGGCCGGTGAGGGTCATCACGGGCTGCGCGGACGGATTGCGGCATGGAAGCAGCACCACAACGCAGGCAAGCTTGATATGTGGTTAAGCAAGGCAGGCACAGATCTGAACACGCCAGACGGCTATGCGCGTGTGCGTGACAATATCAATGCGCTACCCGTCAAGCCTTGCCTGATTGTCGTTGATACGCTGCACCGCTTTTTGTTGGGCGACGAAAACAGCGCACAGGACGCTAAGACTATGCTCGACGCTTGCGGCAACTTGATGCAAGAGTTTGGGGCGAGCGTTTTGCTTGTGCATCACACGGGTGTAAGCGATGAAGCACAGCACCGAGCGCGGGGGTCATCGGCATGGCGTGGCGCGTTGGATATTGAGCTATCCGTAATCCCTGCTAAAGACAGCGCACCCATGCAGCTTGTGCAGCGTAAAAGCAAGGATGCTGAGCTTGCGCCGCCCATCTATTGCCGCCTAGTGAGCGTGCCGATACACGGCTGGTTTGACGAGGACGGCGAGCAGGTGACTAGCGCGGTGGCTGTACAGGTAGATGCTGATGAGTGCGCAAGCCTGAGTAAGTCGGATATGCCTAAGCGCGTGCTAGAGGCTAAAAAACGCTTTGAGGACGCCTGTATTGCATTGGGCGACATTAAGGGCGGCGGCGTGTATCTCAGCGCGTCTGCGTGGCTGCATCACGCTAAAGAGGTGGCAGGCGACAGCAAGACAGATGCAACCGTGCGCAAGGATGTTAGCCGAGATAAAAAGACGCTGTTAGATGAGGGGTTGATCAGCGAGTTTGAGCAGGGTTTTTTGTGCTCTGATCCTGTCGTTTTGCTGATCCGTTCGAGCGCCCTAAAGTGATCAAAAAACGAGCGCGGCAAGCGCGGCAAAAGCGCGGCATTTTAATTTTGCCGCGGCTGCCGCGCAGGGGGCAAAAAGTCACAAAATGCGCTGGACAGCGCGGCAAACTGGGGGTACGATGCTTGCATCGCCCCCAATTGCCGCGTCTGCCGCGCTATGTGATGCGGACGGGTTTGGGTGGGTTAGTTTGGTCAAAAGGTGATTTTTATATCGCCTTTTTTATTGCAAACAAAAGTACAATATAGTATTGTTTATTCTCATCAACCAAGAGGTGTTTTTATTGAGGACATGTTGCGAGGTTGAAGAATGAGCGAAAACAGAAGGGCTGTTCGACGTCGCTACTTTGAAAAGTTGGTAACGGTGTCTATGCAGATCAATCCTGAGACTGAGCCAAAGGTAGCGGCGCGTATCTTGGAGTTAAAACGGAAAAAGCAGGTCACGGCGTTTTTGAAAGACGCTTTGGAAAATTACAAAGTTGATGAGGTGTGAAGATGAACCTATACGATTACGGCGACGAACTCGCCACCAAAATTTCAGCCGTCCAGCAGATGATTGAGGACGGCGAGGACGTGGAAGGCGAAGCGGTGCAGGCTGCTTTGCGTGACATGGTGAGCGCAGAAGGCGACTTGCACGCCAAAGCTGCAAACGTGGCTTTGTATATCCGCGAATTGAAAGCACAGGCCGAAGCGGTGAAGGCCGAACAAGATCGGTTAGCGAAACGTCGAGCAAGCCTTGTACGGCGCGCTGAATCGCTGACAGATTATTTGCTGGGCGCATTGCAACAGCACGGCATTGATCAGGTTAAGACGCCGTTAGTGACGGTGTCGGTGCGGATCAATCCGTGGTCGGTTGAAGTGGCAGACCCAAAGGCATTGCCGCCTGAATATCTGACGGTTAAGGTTGAGCCGAACAAAAAGGCGTTGTTAGCTGCGCGTGAGTCGGTGCAATTTGATGGCGTGACATATCAAAAATCCATCAGCTTGCGGATCAGTTAATCAGTAAAACTGATTGGACTTAATGCGCAAAACCAGCAAAAATCAGT